TCAAAAAGATTTCTGGTTAATTCCGCCGTTTAAAATCCACGCTTCCACCTCAGATTGTAAGTACTGCTTGGGGTGGGTGCGGATCGGTTTCGGAAAGTTATGATGCTTCGTGTATTTCCAAATGGTCATACGAGACGAAACCCGGATCATTCGCATCACTTCTTTTTCGTTAATCATTTCAATATCACTCATACCCACCTCACACCACATTCAGGCCACGGCAGTGGCACCACAATTCAAACATCCGCTTAACCACTTCCCGGCAGTAAAACCCCTGAATATCCCGCGTCAGGTCGTAGCGGTTTCCGTATCGCTTACGAACCCACATTTCAAACGCCGTGTTCATCGTGCCGCCTCCCTGAGTACAGTTCTGTAAGCTCGCAGCGCATCGCGGTTTTTACCTGAGATAACTGTTTTCAAGATGAAGGTTCCGTGCCGTGAACTGATGACGCTAGGCACCAGAAACAGAGTGGTGTCAACGACCCGGCTATGCTTCCTGAACTCGAAGATGGTGCTGGTGATCGTTATCGAAGCCACTGCGCCGCAATCTTTAAAACTAATTTTCATGCCTGTTCCCTCTTGAGGAATTTCCTCAGATCCCAAACCCAGAAATGCCATGCCATACATTCCCATGAGGGCAGTCGGCGGTAGTACAGATAACCCTGCTGGTGAAGCACACTCGTGCGAACCTCGAACACCCACTGAATCCTCAGCATCATGAACAGACAGGAGAGCCATACGACGATGGACAGAATGAAAGTAATGAGCGGCATTATTCGCCCTCCCCGAAGATCTCTTTTGGATCCTCGCGCAGCGTAAAGCCTCCGAACTCCGGATGCTGCCAGCGCTTACGCTTGCCGTGTGGTGGAGTTGACCCCTCAATCAATTTTTTGAAAGCCGACATGAAGCACTCTTTATGCACCATCAGCCCGCGTACACCTGGTACCTTTTGAACTGGCAGATCGGCGTAGTCGATCAGGCGACGACATGACGAATCGGAGAATGCTGTCAGCCAGGCGATTTTGGTTACCGCGATGAAAGCGTTCTCGTCGCATCCTCCGGATTGGGTGATTTGCGGCGCAACTGGTGAGGAGAGTGCAGGGGCGACAGCAATCAGGTTCGTGCCTGTCACTTCCCGCAGCACTTTCATCGTTGCCGACGCTGTAGCCTCAGCGACAACTCTGGCAATAGAGAGAATGTCAGCGCTCCCGGCGGCTGGCTGGGCAGCGATAAGCGGTGTTGCCTTCCCGGATTCCAGTTCGCTCCAGCGCTTAATGATTTTGTAGCGGTCCTGAACGCTATAGCCCGTAACAAGAGTTGTGGAAAGGTCCTGACCAAGCAGGATTTCATCAATGACAATACGACCGTTGTACTCCTTTTTGGCAATAAAAAATCCTTTAGATTCATCATGGTGCAAATTTGCACTATAGATTCCAAGCTGCTCAAGCATTGTTTTAATATCCCGAACAATCTGCTTATGTTCTTTATTGGTCATCTCTGAGATGCTGCGGCTGCTCATCATCAGAACACCGTTAACCGTTTCCAGCCCTGCGGTATTGGTCATTGTATTCATTCACTTACGTCCTCTTCGTTAATGGAGCACCCGAGGCTCTCGGGGGGGGGGTAACGCTCCAGCCGGCTCGCTGCGCCATTTCAAGCAACGCCTCCAGACTGCCAATCATGTAGTCGTCGCGGAGCGGCATGTCACATACAGCTTCACCTTTCTCAAACCAGATCAGAACGCGACCGGAAAAATCGGGCGCTACGTGCAGATCTACCGGTAGAACGGGGCGGGGAATTTGAACACCTCGATACATAACGGTATTTTGCTTAACGTGCATACTTCACCCCGTAGCAGTTGGTTTTTGAGTAAGCCCGCTGATTCGCCAGACGTTGTTTTATTTGTGCTGGAGTCTGGCGAGCGCATATGTATGTCGAATAACAGTCCGTATCGCGACAGAACCAGCAATATTCAGAGCCTCGATATCTCTTTACCGGGATAAATTGCATCCGGTCTTCTGGTTTAGTCAGAAGGCATTTCGTGCATATTTGCGTTGCGGTCATTCTTGGAATCCCTGACTTTTCACTGACTCCTCAGCCAGTGTTTTAATAAGCTCATTCATGAAATCCACACCAAGCGGCGTTAGCTTGTTAATTCCAGTGCAATTTGAGTAATGATTTGAAATTAATATCTCAGCCTCTGCACGTTTGTGGTTGTCATAAATCATTTCTTCGAAATGTTTTTCCAGCGCCATGGTCAGGATTTCTTCAGACAGCTCCAGTGGGAGGTGAGAACTGTCTTTCAGTTCTACAATCTGAAAGTTGCTACCCGTTCTGCGTTGCATCGAGTTCATTTTCATCACCGCCATTCTGTTGCGGCGTCTTTCAATTAACGTGCTCATTGTTAATACCCGTATGCCTTGCGCAGAAATCGATTAGCAGTAAGCCAGTCGCCACGGATGGCGAATCTTCTGGCGGTCTTATATACAGCCCTGTCTTTGATAGAAATCATAATTTCCACCTGTCGAATTTTGGTTGTGTTTGGTCCTGCCAGTTAAGGCACGATTATTTCGTTTCTACTGATTAATTAAATATTTCGTTTTCGGCGGTTTTAAGTCTGCGACATGCTTCGGTAGCCAAACTAACTATCAATCGAAACATAACGAAGTCTTCATCTTCTTCATCTTCCTCAGTGAATCGAGAGCACGAATATCGGTCAGCAATGATGCGAATCCGGTTTATCTCTACCATTGCACAAGATACTGAATCGCAAACATCAGCGCTGAATTCTGGTTGGTTATTACTGATTGCTTCTTTTGCATCAGCAATAAAGCCCATAGCCTTAAAAAGCTCATCTTCCATTTTATTATTACCCCCCCCATTTTCGAAAAGGTAGGTAATAATGTTTTCTGCTTTAGATATTGATGCATTAGCGTTGAGGTTATTCATGCAGCCACCTCGACATTAATGCAATATTCCACCAGTAGAATAAGGTTGTTCAGTATGCCGCTAAGCTCTTCAATTTTGCTCAGATACTCAGCGCTGAAAGTCTCCGGTAATTGACTGTATTTTTCGCGATACAGGCTGAGTGCCTGATTCACGAAGTTGTTCTTCCAGATTTCCGGGTGTCCGAATTGCAGTTGGTCAAATTCATTCGCCAGTTGTTCATGATTGTTCCAGGCAGAATTGAACAGTTCATTTACCGAAGTGCTGTTTACGTTACCCATTTACGATTCCCTCGCTATTTCTCTGCCGGTTAATAACCAGTGATTCGTGGTACGCAGAATAGGAGCCAACTTGGTAATCGCATCGCTTGGCGGGTTGGCTTTTCCAGTCTCCCAAAGAAATACTGTTCCTTCCGGTAGTCCTGCGACTTTTTCCAGTTCGGCAGGGCTGAATCGCAGGGCTATTCTGCGAGCGTTGATACGCTTGCCGATGGTGGACATATCAACACCCTGCATAACTTCGACCGGGGCAAGAGGGGCCTCATTGGTTGTCATCATGCCGCAACCAGAGAGCAACCACACCAGATCGCATTTGAGGGCGTCAGAGAGAAGAATAATGTAGTCAGCTTCAACCGGCCCGGCTTCTTCTTCCCAGTCGGCAATACATTCCATCGACACCTCGAGTTTACAAGCCAGGGCTACTCGGCTCATATCGAGGCTCTCGCGGGCGCTCTGGATGCGCTTGCCGATAGTTTGACCGGGGTTTAGCTCTGACAACTGCCGTTTGGCAGCTTTGATGATTGCACCCAAGTTCGGTAGCGGCTCGTCGATGAGGTCGGTAGCCTTTGGCTGTTCGGCTGCTTCACCACGGAGAGACGCTGGCAATTCGACAGTCTGCTGCTCCGGGTAAGGCTTGGGAGTGCGCAGGGATGCCGGGATTGATGCCGGTGAGTTGGCGGGGAAGGTGGTTAAAGATCTTAAAGCTGCTTTGTTTGTATCGGATAAGGAACTGGCGACCGAATTACTAAGCTTCCAGGCGATAGTCAGGCATTCCTCGGCTTCTTCCACTGCTTCACCTTTGGCATGATTGAGGGCTTGTGATATCACAAATAATAAGCTCGTCAATCGTTTAGATTTATCAGTGGCATCAAGTAAATTCGTCTTGATTTGATTGTGTTCCATGGACTCACCTCTCATTGGTTGTGTTAACTAGATGAGATGAAGATTAACCATGGGTGACATTTGCGGCAAGGAAAAAATTAATAAAAGTTATCACGTGTGCGGTAAAAAAACGGCAACACATTGAAAGTATTGCCGTTTAATTTTTATAGCTTGCGAGACTTTCTGGCTTTTAGTAACTCTTCAAATAATCTATTGAAGTTCTCAACCCTGGCGCTCATTTCATTGATTATTTGTGATTTTTCTGATTCTGGAAGTTGGGAAAACAAATCAAGTAGTTGTAATTGCTGTGAATCTAGCTCTACGGGCAACTGATCTGCTGGTGTTGGCGCTTTATCTTCATCGCCAAACAATAACCAAGTTGGGGAGCATTTCAGAGCGCCGCTAAGCGCAAAAAGGTTTTTCCCGCTTGGCTCGTTTTGCCCATTCTCCCATTTAAGAATGCTCACGCTCGATAACCCGACAAGCTTGGCTAGACCCCTCTGGGTTAATCCAAGTTCTGTGCGCCGGGCGACTATGCGATCGCTCATTTTCGTGGTGCTTTTCATTGTTTCCATTTCCTCACTATAAGTTATCTTGCGGCAACTGTAATTATCAATTAACATGATAACTTAAGTTACTGGAGGAGTCATGGAAACACTTGATGCCGTGAATCTATTTGGCAGTAAAGCGGCAGTTGCCCGTGCTTTGTGTATATCGCCGGTTGCTGTAACTCGCTGGAAAGGTCTCATCCCCAAAGGTGCAGCCCTTGAGCTGGAGAAAATCACCAACGGCGCTCTTAAGTGCGATCTCTCTCTGTACAAGAGTAGACCACGCAAAAACAAGCGCACCTCACCAAAGGAGGCATAAGCGATGAACAACCTGATTACGAACAAACCGTCAATGACCAGTCTGGAGATTTCCGAACTGGTTGGAAAGCGCCACGACAACGTAAAGCGCACCATCGAAACGCTGGCCTCAAGAGGGGTTATCCAACTCCCTCAAATTGAGGAAGTTGAGAATAAACAATCAAATAGCCCAAATCGTTTTGCGGATGGTTATCGATTCGAAGGAGAGAGTGGCAAGCGCGACAGCATTGTCGTTGTAGCCCAACTTTCGCCGGAGTTTACCGCTCGTCTGGTTGACCGCTGGCGCGAACTGGAAGAGGCGAATGCTCGTCCGGCGCTGACCGAAATCGAAATGATCGCCGCCATGGCTGCCGATGCTGTTCGCCAGCAGAAGCGCCTGACCCATGTTGAAGCGAAGGTTGAAGAAGTCGCTGAGACCATCGAGAACATCAAGCGTGGCTCAGTACCTGCGGGCTGGTCTGGCTACACGGTACTGAAAATCAAGTGCGGCATGACGAAGTTTAAATGCCAGACACTGGTCAAGGCGTACGGAATACCTACCGACACCATCACCATGATGACGCCAGACGGTCAGCCTCGTCCGATGGGTATCGTCGAGGATGCGCCGTTTATGGCTGCATTCCGCCACATGATGTCAGAAGCCGAGCAGCGCGGTACGCGTTGGTATCACCCGAAAATGAACCTGTTTAACGCTGTCGGCTGGGCTGGCTGACATAACTCCCCGACCGAATGCGTGATTTCAGCCAGGGAAGGCATCAGCAGTAGTGGAGTGAGAAAAACTCCCACCATGGTAGTGAGTGCTCATCGTCTGGGGGTTGCTTTAATTCGTACTGATAGAACCGACAGTACTCCCGCTCTGCCTGCCGAACAATCCTGAAGATTTCTTCGGGATGTTTGCCGGAAAAATCGAAATGGCCAGAGGATACCAGCGCCAGCACCAGTGTATGTGCAGCTTCGGCGGGTGTGTTGTCTTCCGGTAACGAGATTTTAGACATATGAGTTCCTTGGGCGTGTGTGTGGCTTGAACTTTTCAGCATATAACCGGGAGCGTTTTTTCACCAATTGAGGACAGTCATGACCAAATCCGAACGCGAAACCGCAAACCTTATCCGCGAGCACATCGACGGCGCGCTTAAGCTCCTGGAATCAGGTCGCATCGGTGAGGGTGTTGACTGGATCCTCATCGTCAGAAGGTTAGCTGACAAGCTGACTGAAACACCGAAGAAGGCTTGATATGCGTACCGGTTTCTTTCTTGAGGTTCTCGGCTGTATAGCCACCGGATTTGTTCTTACCGGGGCGCTATGGCTTGTTTTGTACGTCTACTGCGCGATGTTCGCGCACTGAGGGTATATGTCGCCGCAGGATTTTATCGAGAAGCACATCATCTCGGCGCTGGTGGCGGAAGGGTTTTCGCTGGAAGTTGCCAGGGGGGGGCAGAGTGTGGTGTCGATTACTACCGCCGCTGCTCTCAATCCACCCGAAAGGGGAGCATATTTGCTGATTGTCTTTTCCGCGCCCGTCAGTGGGCTATCGGACAGACAACATTGGCCGAACGGGGTGCAGGAAAGAAGCAAGCGCAACGTAAGGGCCAAATCAGCCTGCTTTAACCGGAGGCGATATGTACCCGGATTATGTGCAGGTTGAAATGCCATCGCTTTACAGCCAGGCAGACGCAGCCTGGATACAGCAGCAACTACTGGGTTTACCTCCACCCCTGAGGCGGAAAGTCTCGCTGAAGTATGCAGAGGTTTACGAAATCACGTTTGACACTGAACCCGTGTCATACCGCAAGGAGAACCGGGCAAGGCATGAAGCCAATGTGAGGCTTCGCCGGTTCGTTGAAACGCACGGCCGTGCAATTCAGGGGTATACGGCTCTGCCACCCCTGGCTGGAACGCAACACCGCACCTGAATGATGCCGGGCTTAAAGGTGCCTGGTTGCCGTCTGACTTAAAGGTGTCAGCTGCTGGTGGGGTGGTAACTCCCGGTTACCTTTTTCTGTCTCGATGTACTTGCTTGCTAGTACAGGAATAAGGGAGAGGTAAGAGGGGGGTAAGGGGGGAGATCGGAGAGGGATGGGAATAGGCCTTTTCCAGAAGGCAGCTCCATTGGTTAGGTAGGTGCCGATCTTACAGACCTTGCCTTAAAAATGCCGATGTACTTGTTAACTGATACATCAATATGCCGATTTCAAATCGGGAAATGTTTTTCCTGGAAGAGTGAATTAGAGAGGTGAAAAGTGATGACAAAACCAAAAACAGATCCCCTCACGAAACACGTGCAACGTGATTGTTCTCGTGGGCGACCATTTAATCTGGTGGGTAAAAAATTTGGACGGCTTACACCTCTCTGCTTGCATGGAAAACGCGGCAGACAAAATGTCTGGTTGTGCAAATGTGACTGTGGCAATGAACATCTTGCTACAGCTTCACTACTTAATTGCGGGGCTGTTACATCCTGCGGTTGCGCAAAATCAGAGCCAAAACATGGGGAACTTGTTGGCGGTACGGTGAGCAGCGAATACATCTGCTGGTCGAACATGAAACAGCGATGCCAAAACGACCGTAACCCTGAGTATAAAAATTACGGTGCGCGGGGAATCTCCGTCTGTGACAGATGGAGAGATTCATTTGAAACGTTTCTGTCTGATATGGGCCGCAAGCCGACACCTGACCATTCTATCGATCGCATTGATGTTGATGGTGATTACGAACCGTCAAATTGCCGTTGGACGACTATCAAAAAACAGAATGATAACAAGCGCCAGAGCGTAATGATCACCGCCTTCGGTGAAACGCTCAGTGTTACATCTATGGCTAAAAAATATGGCATTAACCCTACAACTCTGAGCTATCGATTGAAGTTTGTCAGCCCAGAGCATGCCCTGACCAAAACTAAATACAAGCGAGGTGCTTATGCTCAGCATCACGCCTAATTTCGCCCAGGTTCGTGCCTTAAATCAACTCCGATCCGACTGGAAAAAATTTAACAGTTTTATGGTCTATGCACCTACCGGATCAGGAAAAACAGGGTTAGCTGCGTTTGTTATTGATGGTCATGTTTCTCACGGGCTGAGAGTTCTCATGATCTGTCCGTATACCATTCTGATTAACCAGACTGCCCAGCGTTTTGCGCAATATGGTTTGCCGGAGGACCAGATTAGCTTTATCTGGCGCGATCACCCCAATTATGACCCAAGCCTGCAAATTCAGATCGCCAGCGCCGACACGCTGATCCGTCGTGATTTTCCTCAGGATATCGATCTGCTGATTGTCGACGAAGCTCACCTGAGAAAACGCCGAATCCTGAAAGAGATTGAGCGGATCACCACAGAGACAAAGACGAAGGTAATTGGCCTTTCCGGTACGCCGTTTTCACCGTTCCTTGGGCATTATTACCAGCGCCTGATTAAACCAACGACTATCGGAGAACTTATCCAGCGTGGCGATTTGAGCAATTACGAGTTTTACGCCCCGACAAAGCCGGATCTGCAGGGTATCAAAACGAAAAGCTCAGCCGAGTACGGTTCTGATTACGATGAAGCCCAACTGGCGGAAATCATGTGTGGTTCCGATCTGGTTGGTGACATCGTTGATAACTGGCTGCGCAATGGTCGCGACCTGCCGACGGTAGCGTTCTGTGTAAACAAGGCACACGCCAACTATGTGACCATGCAGTTCAACAAGGCTGGCGTTAACGCTGAGGTCATGACGGGGAACACCCCGAACGACGAACGGCAGGTCATTATTCATCGTTTCGAGACCGGCGCCACAAAAATCATCGTCAGCGTCGGCGTTCTGGTGGCCGGCTTCGATAGTGATGTGCGTTGTATCATCTATGCTCGCCCGACAAAAAGCGAGATCCGCTGGCTCCAGTCTCTTGGGCGCGGCCTTCGCACGGCTCCCGGTAAGGAATCGTGCTTAATATTCGATCACAGCGGTACCGTGCACCGGCTTGGTTTCCCTGACGCCATCGAGTATGACGAGCTCCCGGGTAAATCTGACGGCATGAAGGACTGTGCCGCAAACCAGACAGAAGAGCGCGAAGAAAAGCTCCCTAAAGAGTGCCCCGGATGCCATTTCATGAAGCCTGCAGGTGTTTATGTATGCCCGAAATGTGGTTTTAAGCCACTGGCCGGCGAGGACGTGGATACCGATACCGGCCGCAAGCTGAAAAAGATGGGCAAGGAGCCACCGCAGCCGACCAGAGCCGAGAAGCAAGCCTGGTGGAGTCAGATCAAATTTTACCAGCGTCAACGTACCAGCATGGGGAAACCGATCAGTGACGCATGGTGCTCGCATACCTTCCGGGAAAAATTCGGCGAATGGCCTAATGGTCTCAGCGATTTTCCCATGGAAATCACTCCAACCGTGGCAAACCACATCAAGCACAAGCTAATTGCCTGGGCAAAAGGTCGTAAAAAAGCTCAATCAGCGCCAATAACCCAACCAGCCGCAAACGAGAACACCTACGAAGCGCCAGAGGGAAGCCCTACACGGCAAATCATCGATGCAAAGCGCGCATTTAATAAGAATCGGAAATAACCGGAGATACCCATGAAAACAACAGTTGCAGCCAAAGGCCGCTGGACGGAAATTTTAGAGCATTACGGGTTACCTCCGATCACCGGTAAGAAACATTACAAAGGCGAATGCCCCGTCTGTAGCGCCCGCGGTGGCTTCCGTATCGATGACCGCGACGGCATGGGTACCTGGATTTGCAAATGCGGCAGCGGTGACGGTATGAAGCTACTGACCCTGACGCAGGGCAAACCGTTCTCCATGCTCTGCGCAGAGGTGGACCACCTCATCGGTAACAATTACCGCCACGTCACCATTCCGGTGAGCAGCTCTGCCGCCCGTCAGCGCCAGCGGGTTATCAGCAAGTTCTCTAAGCTGGCGGGCCTGCGCGGGACTACGGGGGCTGATTATCTACGCGGGAGAGGCATTACTCGCCTGCCCGCCGACGCTATCAGATTCAACGACCGTCAGCGTCACGCAGGGCGTATTTTTCAGGCACTTTACTCGCTCGCCACCGACGACAAGGGGGAATTGTGCTACCTGCATCAGACCCTGCTGGACGGAGACCGAAAGGCGAACATTGGTGATAGTGCCAAACGCCTTAAATCCCTGCAGGAGGAGAGCTATCTGGATCATGCCCGTTCGGTGGCCATACGCATGTTTCCTGTTTCGTCGACGTTGGGCATCGCCGAGGGGATCGAAACAGCGCTGTCCTGTTATCAGATTTACAGTATCAATACCTGGGCGACCATCAACAGCACATTCATGAAGAAATTCCGCGTACCGGCAGGCGTAAAGCACCTCGTCGTGTTTGCCGATATGGACGAGCACTCCGCTACGGGGCAGGCCGCAGCGTTTGAATGCACACATGCCAATTTGATGGCAAAAAATGACCTTGTTTCGGTTAGCGTTCGTTGGCCTGACCACAATGATTTTAACGATATGCTCATGAATGGCGATCAGGTTCGTGAGTTGGTTTTTCACAAGAAGGTTGCAGCATGATTAATTTGTCCGAAGAAGATACTCACACCATCAGCAACTACATCAGGCTCACCCACAGGGGCTATAACGGTCCGGTGTTTGTCGATATCAGGAGGCTGGCAGAGATCCACATGTCAGCAAACAGAAAAATAGTTTCCGCAGCACTGGATAAAGCCAGACATAAATCGAAGGGGGCAGCATGAAAGATATCGCAATTTTGGCACTGGTTGTTCTGGTTCCCGTAACCTGCGTAATTATGGCGGGAATTCTCGCCTGGCAGGATAAAGAAGGCTGGGGCTGGTTTTTGTTTGTGGCTGTTTTGCTGGCTGGCAGCATCAGTATTAAGGGGTAAACGATGAAACTCGAATCTGCACTCAAGCATTTCAGCCCTCAGGGCATGAACATCAGCGACAGCGTGAAGGGCACATCACCAGATCGAGTCACCGGTACTGACGTGATGGCGGCCATTGGCACCACAAGCAGCCGGGCGCGGTTTGGCCTCGCCGCATTTTTCGGTAAAGCGGGCGTGAGTAAGTCAGATGAACAACTGGCGGTTCAGGCGCTGGCGCGACACGCTATTGATACAGCACCAAAGAACGTACGTAAAGCCGCTGGTACTGCTCTTGGTGAATGCATGTTACTGCTGGCACAGTTTGCCTTTGCTGAGTATTCCCGCTCCGCTGCCAGCACCGCTACCTGCAACACCTGCAGCGGTACCGGGCGAATCACTAGGACGCAGACCACACGCAAGGTGTCTTATCCGTGGGGGAAAGCGCCATACTGGGCCAGCAAATCACGTGCCGTTCGTCCGTCAGACTGGGAGCAATGGCAGGAGGTGACAGAGATTGTTCCCTCCAAATGTGATGCTTGCGATGGAAAGGGGATCCTGAGCGCCCGCTGCCGTTGCGGTGGGAAAGGGGAGGTGCTCGACCGCCTAGCTAAAAAAGAGCAGGGCGCGCCAGTGTTTAAAATCTGCGAGCGGTGTGGTGGAAATGGTTTCCCGGCAGTCTCATCAGCGACGGTTCACAGGGCAATATTAAAGCACCTCCCGGATCTGCATCAGTCGTCATGGTCCAGGAACTGGAAGCCACTTTATGAAAAGCTGGTGGATCTGTGTTACCGCGAAGAAAAACACGCCTCCGCAGAATTCGAGAAAGTAACGAGTTTTTGACATATCGGCGAAGATGTCATCATTTTTATGAGTGATAGCTTGACTTTGCATAACATTGGTATGTATGCTTTTAATCATGGAGTATCTCGCCTGTAGAAAATTAACTCCGAATGACCCGCCTTGTGCGGGTTTTTTATCAGAGTAGCGACCATTGGAACTTTTGTTCTTCAGTGAATTTAGTCAATTTTGTGCTGTCTTTTTTATTTAAATTTCGATAAGCCGCATTAGGTACATAGAATAAATTTTTACTTTTCACATAGCTAAACATCACATATCCGTTTATATCGTAAATAACAATTTCGATGCTCGGTATGGCGCTCGGGTCTGAGCCGGTCGTATCTATCAAACAAGTTAAATTTTGTATTGCACTGGCGACAATGTGAAATGGTTCATATGTTGACATGAGGCACCTTATTTTCTGCTGAATGGTAGGTTTTATCGGCGGTAGCCTCTCAAGCTTTAGGTAAATTGATGCTCTACGAGATAAACCACTCAGAAATAAAGCAAAATTTCACAATAACTCCTTGCCTAAATCAATCTCCCGTCCAGATAACTTGCCTGTTGTGATGAATCCCCCTAAGCGGAGGGGCGTAAACAGCGAAGTCGAACCGTTATTTGCTCTGATGGGGACATCCGTTAGCGAGCCATGGCTGCTGACCAAAGGCTCACCGGGAGGCACCTGGCATCACAACTATTTTTTGGCCCTTTAGCTCAGTTGGTCAGAGCGAGCGACTCATAATCGCCAGGTCGCTGGTTCAAGTCCAGCAAGGGCCACCAAACCGCCACTAGCTCAGTGGGATAGAGCCGATAACCTGAGGTTGTAGGTGCGGGGTTCGAGGCCCCGGTGGCGGACCATGCGCTGTTAGCTCAGCAGGATAGAGCAATTGCTTTCTAAGCAATCGGTCACTGGTTCGACTCCAGTACAGTGCGCCATGCGATCATCGTATAATGGCTATTACCTCAGCCTTCCAAGCTGATGATGCGGGTTCGATTCCCGCTGACCGCTCCATATTCAGCCATCCGGTCTGCGATGAAGGGATTACCCGGAGTGACCGGATGGCTATCAGTAAAGCGCGCTGGCGATGCTGACTTAGTGCCTGCCCGTACCGGGTCAAAGCTGTCAGCGTGCTTTATTGTGCGGTGGATCCCACTCTGGTTAATATTCACTAAATAAGAAAATTTCACTCTAATTAAGGGATCTCATGCGACACACTCTGAGACTATGCACTCTGAGACTGTGATTTACATCTACATTCTCGATATTCAATTTGACGTCAATATCTTCAGTTTCGATTCTCTGTAATCTTTTTAGGAGGTGTTATGGTCTCGATAATGAAAAAAATGTTCAGTGTGGTCTTACTTGCTACTTTATTTAGTGCAATGAATAGTTTTTGTGCTGGCGCAACATATCATGCAATCACATTTGTTAATGAAACTGGAAGTAACTTATTTTTAGTTGGACCTGATACGGTGGCGACATACAATGGCAAGAGTGTAAAGAATGAGACAAGTTCTTGTATGGCGTTGTGGAATGAACCCAAACGTAACGAAGTCGTTGGGATAGATGCCGATCATACTGAAAAAAGAACAACTGCATATACGACATTAGTTGGAACCAATAGCTGTTCTGCTGATACTTATAATACCTATGGTTTTTTTTCTGGGTGGGATGCAGGAAGGAGACCAATAAACGCATTTTTAGTTCAATGGAGACATAACTCTAAGGGAAATACTTGGGTTGAGTCCTGCTTCATGGAACACTATGATTTTAATAAAGGACGTTGTTCAGTTACAGTGAATCCTGGGTTTACTGTTGAGGTTCCAAATAATAATTGGGTAGATATGGGACATGGTGTTAGTGACACAACTGAGAGTACCATGACTATACGATTTAAAAAATTACCTAAACCTTAATTATCCCGCACCTCAACACCCATTCAGGCCCACGTTAACGCGTGGGCTTTCTGCTATCTGTGGTGCGTCTGCCGTTTGTATATCACCCCATACCCCACCCACGAGAACAGAGAAAATGGCAGAGATTCCCGACGATTATTTTCTTGATGCGGACGATGACCTTGTTGATTTCCTTGAGAAGCAGGGGGAGGACTGCATCAGGGAGCTAAACCAGTCAAACACCACGAACAGAGAAAATGGCTACAAGCTGCTGAGTATCCAGATCGTGGGCATTGGTTCCTCTTTTCTTCTGTTATCGCAGAAAGCGCAGATAGATTTTCTCAGCGCGGGCATCGCCGTGTTTACCGTGTACTGGTCAATATGCGCCGTCTTCCTGGTTCTCGGCGTGCTGGCGGTTCGGCAGCGAGGGCTGATCTCGGCTACACCGGACGTTCTTTATAGTGCTCATTATAAAAATATTAACGATGAGGACGTTGAAGAAATCCGAGGGAAAGGGTTTGAGGGGGAATTCCGCCGATTATCAGTACTGCGGCGATACAGGCTAGCCACGTTGTGCAGAACGGCTGGCGAACTTGGGCGCCATAACGTGAAGATCAGCACCAGGCTGACAAGGGTAAGAATGGCGACCATCCTCACCCCTGCATGCGCAATATTAATCTCCGTGGTTATTTATTTTTTCGGTTGAGATTCTCGGCGGAATCATTAGCCATTACCCTGCCTACCGAAAATCTGTCTTGTTTGGCGGCGGTCGGTTTTTTCTGCTCCGCTGGCTGGGTTTTGTTTTCACCGGCAGGCTTCTTTGATTCACTCATTTAATTTTCCTTGTTGATATAGTTGCTTTCGCAAATCAACCGTATCACCGACAGGGCAAACGCCGCCAGACATACTCTGGCACTCAATCCAAGGCTGCGCACCCGCGCGGCTTTTTTATTTTCTGGAGAAAATATGGACTTCAAAAATTTATCGGGAGATGCCCGATATCAAGCTACTTCCACCCTGTCACAGTTAATTGTTAATGCGGGTCCTGGAATTGACGAGGTCAGCGCAAAAGAAATGGGTAAGTGTGTCGCTCGGGCGTTCATTGCCATGGAGAGCTACGACGATGCGCCTGATGAAAGCGCTGACGACACTAGTCATGAGCCGCTAGGGTGTGATAGGCGGATACTAACCATCAACTTAACTGCGCCACGAAAATATCCCGAACGCAACATTAAAGGTTTCAAATGAAGAGAAAACTACTGCTCGCCGGGTTGCTGGTGGGCGTTGCTCTGTTGGTGGCCTGTTCTGCTGTCTCGTTCACCCGCGCTACAGGTAAGGGCGGTCAAAGCATCACCAACGCTGAGGTACAGAAAGACAACACTGTTGTCCTGACCTACCCGAGCGGTACCGCCTGCATTGATACCAACCCCGGCGAAAGCCAGACCTGTAAAGGACAGTGATATGAAAACGCTGACGTTATGCCTGGCGTTGTCGTGTTTGCTGACCGGCTGCGTATCACAGCGCTACGTCGGCGTGCAGATCACTTCAACATCACCGATGAGTGTTACCCGCGTGCTGGTGGATGGGCGGGCGGTGGTGGTGTGCAGGGTTGCTGATAAGGGAGGGCTCCAATGATCTGCAAACTGGTTTATTCCGTAAAAATCCGGCGAGGGATGTCGCTGCCTTTGCTGTTCGCCGCACGCATCGGCTGGAACTGGCTGGCGGATAAATGCTACACGTTCAGCATCGAATCCATTCCGGTACAATCTCAACGAAAGGGTCAATAAATGCCAAGAAAAGTTATTTCGTCATCCGGCTCTCCGGTGATGGTTGCCACGATGGATGATATTTCTGGTGGTGAAGCTGCAGTCAAAGTCGAACACATCACTGATGCCACCGATACCGGAAAAGCGCTGCTTAAAGCCAGCGATGGTGAGGCAGCCATGAAGTCGCTTGAGAATGAGAACGGCGACATTATTGTTGGCAAGGGAATGATATTTAAAGCTGATGCGATTACCGATGAGCACATCATCGAATTTCAGTATGCCCCGCATGACGGTAAAGCTGACGCCTCAATTATGGCTAATGCCAACGCGCAGGGTGGAGCGATTGCGTTGGCGGTAAGGGGCGAGAATGATCCTGTGCCCGTTAACGTCATCACATTGACCGCAGCGGGAGCGAGGGATGTCATCATCGGTCATCCGGACTTTACCCTGCATGTCGGCAAGGCGCTGGTCGATATAAGTAATATTACCTCCTTTGCAAAGTCGGTCGTCGAGTGCGCAACCGCCGAGGCGCTAAGAACACTCATTGGTGCGGGCACATCGAACCTTGCCATCGGTGCCACAAGCACTACCGCCAAGGCCGGTGACTACCAACCAACGGTAGCGGATATCAGCGATGCGACAGCGTTTGGTCGTCAACTGATGCAGTGTGCCGACGCTGACGCAGTGAAGGCATTGCTGGGTATCTGAGTTTTATAAAATTCTGGTTCATCGGTGGATAATTGCGGATTTTCAGGATTTTATATAAGTTTTGAATGTGGTCGGTGAAAAAATTCCCCGGAATATATCAGCCGCACCCAGAGGATTGTTCTGTATGGCATCGAAAAAGCTGACGCCGGAGCAGCAGCGTCTTTTCGATGCACTGACTCCGCTACAAAAAAAGTTCGTTACCTGGCTGCTGAAAGGTAAGAATCAGACCGAGGCATACAAAAAAGCCGGAGGTAAGGCAAAGGCAGATGCAGCAAGTGTTTCAGCCAGCCAGATCTTAAGGAATCTTAAGGTCAAAACCTTCCTCGAATCCGTCAAAGATTACGAAGAAATCAACGAAGCCATCATGTCCCGTGATGAGGCATTAAAGCGACTTACGTCGATGGGACGAACATCACTCTTCGATCTCGCTGATTTTCGCAACAGTGTGATTGGCGAAGACGAAAACGGCGAGCCGGTGATGCAGGCATCGTGGAGTTTTAAAGATTCTGCACTTATCACCCCGGAAGCTATCGCCGCCATCTCTGAACTTACCGCCGGGCCGCAGGGCATCAAAATAAAACTCCATGACCCTAAGGTTGCCATAAAGCAAATTGGGGATATGCAGGGCTGGGAGGCACCGAAGAAGACGGAAGTTTCCGGGCCGAACGGTGGACCCATTCAGCACGAGGATTTAACGGACGAGCAACTGAAAGACGCGTTAGAGGAGCTGGGATATGGCCGTCGCAAAAACCAGCTTGAGGAAAAACTCGACGATTCTGGAGGCGTACCGGAAGAGGGCGATTAACGACGCCCAGCAAAATCTGCTGGATTTTACGCTGTACACCTACCCCCGGTATGAGTCAGGGTGGTTTAACGAATTGCTGTGCGCTGAACTGGATAATTTCCTTCGTGAAGTTGAGGAGGGAAAAATGCCGCGCTTGATGATATTCGCACCGCCTCGTTCTGGTAAAAGTGAATTGGCTTCCCGCCGCTTCCCCGCTTATGCCCTGGGTAAACATCCCGACTGGAACGTTATTTCCTGCTCGTACTCTGCTGACCTGGCTAACCGAATGTCGCGCGATACACAGCGCATCATCGACTCGCCGCGCTACCACGAAGTTTTCCCAAAGACCTGCATCAATGGTTCGAACGTGAGAACGGTCGCTGGTGGCGCGATCAGAACGGCTGAGTTGTGGGAAACCATAGACAAGAACGGAAAGCTGCACGGTGGCTCGTACCGCGCCGCTGGTGTTAACGGCGGTATCACCGGGCAGGGCATGCACATCGGCATCATCGATGACCCGGCGAAAGACTACAAAACTGCATCATCAAAAGCGTATCAGGAAGCGGTGATCGACTGGTACGACACTACGTTTTTTACCCGCGCCGACCCGAAATTAAACGGGATAATTATCATCCTGACGCGCTGGCACAAAGACGATCTCGCAGGACAACTGTTAAAGCTGGCTTCTGAAGGTGGCGAACAGTGGCGTGTCGTCAGCTTCCCGATGGAGGCCGAGAACGATGAATATCACGAGCTAAACGGCAAAAAATACGCACTACGGAAAAAAGGCGACATTCTTTTCCCTGAGCGCATGCCGCGTCAGTTCGTCGATAAGTGCAAACAGCGCGGTTCGTTGGTCTGGAATGCGCTCTACCAGCAACGGCCAACTACAAAAGGTGGCGGGCTCATCAAATCTGAGTGGTTTGGTGAATACAGCGTCTTACCGAAGATGCGTTGGCGCGCTGTTTATGGCGACACCGCTCAGAAAACGAAAGAGGTCAACGACTACTCCGTTTTTGAGCACTGGGGGCTCGGGGAGGACGGTTATATGTACCTCATTGATATGATCCGCGGCAAGTGGGAGTCCGACGAGCTTAAGCGTCGCGCCATGGCTTTCTGGACTAAATGCAAGCAGCTAAAAAACGGACCACTACGTTATATGGCTATTGAAGATAAAGCCTCCGGTACCGGGTTGATTCAGAGCATACGTAAAGGTGCTCTTTGTCCGGTCAAGGCGATTCAGCGCGATAAAGATAAATTTACCCGCCTGATGGACACGCAGGGGTATATCGAGTCCGGATATATCAAGATCCCCGTTGACGCTGATTTTATTAATGACTTCCTTGTCGAAATGGAAGCCATCAACCCTGAATTTAATACCCACGACGACCAGCTTGATCCGATGATGGATGCCATCATGGAGATGAAGGCTCGCACAGGTCCGTTGTTTAGTATTTCTGACGAGATGGTGCAATGAGCAAACGAAAATCCCGAAACAACACCGCGCGTTGCGCACCGCCGAAAATCCGTAATCACGACCTTGAGCTTGCTGATGGACAGCCTGAAACGACTCCTGCGGTGTTCGAACCGTTCATCCCGTTGCCTGGCGTAATTCCGGCTGAACGTGAGCAAGCCGCGCTGGCGATGGACTCCACGCCTTACGATGTGCTCAATAACATGTCGATTGGCACTAACTATTCCGGGTTTGCTGGCTACCCAACGCTGGCGGCTCTGTCGCAACGCGTGGAGTATGCCAACATGCATGGCGTGCTGGCCGACGAAATGACCCGCAACTGGATAGAGGTAAAGAGCCACAGCGAAAACGTTCAGTTGGTGAAGGCCATGGAAGCTGCCCTGCGTAAGTTCAACATCAAACTGCTTATTCATGAAGCGGTGCGGCAGGATTCGCTGTTTGGCGTTGCGCACATCTACATCGATACCGGGGCTACTGACGAGGAGAACGCCAGACCACTTTTCCTCAGTGATAAAAAAATCACTAAAGGCAGCGTGAAGCGCTTTCGTGTGATTGAGCCCACGTGGGTCTACCCCAGCCAGTACAACACCACCAATCCGCTGGTGGACGGCTACTACCAGCCACAGCAGTGGTTTGTGATGGGTAAAGTGGTTCATGCCTCGCGCTTTATTGACATCGTCTCCCGACCCGTTCCCGACATCCTCAAGCCCTCCTACAACTTCGGCGGCCTGTCGCTGACGCAGCTGATGAAGGACTACGTCGAGGACTGGCTGGAAGCGAAGAAGGTTGTTCTGGATATCATGAAGACCCTGCGGGTGCGTGGTCTCAAGACCGATATGGATGCGCGGATGCAGGAGCCGGGGGAGTTTGATAAGCGGATCAAGCTGTTTACCAAATACCAGAACAATATGGGTATATGGGCTGTTGATTTGCAGGAGGAATTCTTTCACTTCCAGACGTCACTCAGTGAGCTCTCTAACCTGCTGTCGAGCTATCAGGAGCAGCTTTGCATCCCGGCGCGCATCACCACGCTTAAATTGCTGGGTAACCCGCCTGCCGGTCTGAATCCTTCTGGTGCTGGCGAAGTATCCACCTGGCATGAAACCGTATCCGGTATGCAGGAGCGTGATATCCGGCGGGCGCTGGAAATTATCTTCAAGGTCATCCAGTTGTCCGAGTTCGGTGCGATTCAGGACGATATCTATTTCGACTTTAAACCGCTGGATGAAATCAGCGAGAAAGACGCGGCAGAAATCGCCGAGCGGCGCGTGGGAACCGTCACGAAAGCAGCTGATTCCATGTTGGTAAGTTCAGAGGAAGCCCGTCAGGCACTGAAAGCAATAGAAGGTGCCGGGTTTGAAGGTCTGGAGGGCGATTACGATGGCGAAGAGAACCAGGGTGAGGAAGGTGGGCAGGACGCTCAGACCGGTACTGTATAACGCTGGTGATATGCAGTGGTACCGCCGTGAGCTCATGGTACTTATTCGCCCCATGAGCCGGGAGGTGCGCGAGTTTGTTTGCCGTTCGTTTTCGTCTTCGCCCGTGGCGATGGATGCCAGCCCTGTGGCATTGCTTCGTGCCGGGTTGAAGGCGCTGGCCTCCCGTTGGGCGGAAGCATTCAGTGACGCTGCCGAATCGCTGGCGGGTGATTTCTGCGCCCGTAGCGGGGCGTCAGGCGATCGCTCTCTGCAGGCGGCATTACGTAAAGAAGGAATGGCAGTTGAATTCCAGATAACGCCGGCGATGCAGGAGGTGCAGCAGGCAATCGTTGCCGAGAATGTGGCGCTGATTAAGTCCATTCCACAGCAATATTTCACGCGCATCGAGAGCCTGGTCATGGAGTCGGTCACCCGGGGCGGTGACCTGCAGACGCTCAGTGAGCGGCTCAGTCATCAGTTTAACGTCACAGCCCGTCGGGCGCAGTTCATCGCCCGCGACCAGACACGCAAGGCGACCAGCGCCCTCAGTGCCGCGCGGCAGCAGTCGGTAGGAATCGAAGAGGGGGAGTGGTTGCACAGCGGTGGCGGCAATAAGCCGCGCCCCGGTCACGTAAAGGCGGGGAAGGAGAAGCGCCGCTTCAGGCTCTCGAAGGGTTGTCTTATCGACGGTGAATACATCATGCCGGGCCAGTTGATTAACTGCGGCTGCAGCTGGCGGCCCGTCATTCCTTTTTAACCACCACTCAGGTCGCGAAAGCGGCCTTTTTTACAGGAGGCGAATATGCCAGGAGCAACATTGCCTCTGGTGATGGATTCTGCCCGTGAGTTCAGTCAGTACGGGCGTATGCGCGTGAGGGACAACCGGATCACCACCGCCATGGTCAACGAGTATTTTGGCTACGAGCTGAAAGACCTCCCGAACTACGCCTCGCTTGGGCTGGATCCGGAGCGGAAATATCGTCTGCTCCGGTGTCCTGATGAGCTGGCTAAGGCGGTGGAGTCATTTAAAGGGGTACCGCTGCTGGAAGGGCATGTGGCGGACTCTGCAGAAAACCCAAGAAAGCAGGAGCGCTGCGGCGTGGTCTGCGACGACGTCCGCTTTGATTACCCCCATCTCATCGGTTCGCTGGTGTTATGGGACAACGACGCCATTGCCGGGGTGGAGACCGAAGAGCAGCGGCAACTGTCCGCGTCTTATGGCTACACGCTGGACATGACGCCGGGGGAATTTGAAGGTGAGTCCTACGATGGTGTGATGCGCAATATCGTCGGGAATCACGTTGCTATCGTGCCCGTGGGCCGCGTGCCCGGTGCTGTTATTAATGATGAAAAACCCGAGGGGTTAGAAACCGTGAGTAAAGAAGACGACAACAAAAAACCAGAAGGCACTGTATATGACAGCGCTGAAGAGGCTGTGCGCGGCGTGCTGACCGAGCGCGGTATGGTTGGTGATGATGGTGAGGTGGATGGGGAGCTGCTGGAAGGTTTACTCAGCGCTTTATCCACTGTCGCACCGGCGAATGATAGCGATCCTGGAGGAGATAAACCGGAGAAAAACGATAATCCATCCGGTACGGCCAACGACGCTCGTCCAAAATCGTTGATTATGGACGCTGCCACTATTCGCAGTCAGGTGGAAAAAGAAGTGACCGCGAAGTTCTCCGCGCTTCGTCGTGCCGAACGTGAATGCGAGCCGCTGATTGGTGCTGTCGCGTGTGACTCTGCGGAAGAAGTCTACCGCATGACGCTCACTCAGCACGGTGTGGAAGGGGCCGAAACGGTACACGCATCCGCGCTACCGCACATGGTCGCGATGCTTAAATCCCGTCAGCAGGTTATGGCGAATGACGCAATGCCGGAAATGCCGAGCGCTTCGCAGGCCGAAAAATTCAGTGACTACTTCGGAGGTCAGTAATGTTTCAGAAAAACGTGCAGATTTACCCGGCGCGCGGTCGGGCGGGACAACCGGCATCCGGTAATCCGATTATTGCTGCGGCTGGTGGTCAGGACAGTTTCCGCGCCGGCAAAGATGGCGTGGTGATGGCCCGTTTCTGCTGGCGCGATGCGACCACGCCGGAGCTGGCTAATAACACCGGCACCGGCCGCCCGCTGGGCTTTGTGCAGAACAACGGTACCGCCACCATCGAGCGTGTGGGTGATACCGCCAGCATGACCATTCGCGCCGGTACCGCCGTGACGCCAGTTGTCCAGGGTGATTTCTTCGCTGAATCCACCACGCCGGTGATGGCAGGTCAGAAGGTGTTTGCTGTGCTGGCGGATGGCACGATTAAAACCGATGCAGAAGGCGCAACCGTTGCCGATGCTGTCGAAACAGACTGGTATGCCGTGGAAAGCGCGGATGCCGGTCAGGTCTTTACTATGTCTACCTGGAGCCGTGCGTAATGGCAAAACTCAGTCAGACGGATTTTTCCGCCTTCCGTAATATGGCGGCACAGCGCGGGGTTATCTTCCCGCGTTCGGTGAGCAAACTGGCGCTGGCGATGGACGCCGCATTGCCGGCGCTGGAGGTAAACGGCGGCATTCCGGCTATCGTTTCCACCTATCTTGACCCTGAGATCATCCGCATTCTGTTTACGCCCAACAAGGCAACAGAAATTATGGGTGAAAAGAAGAAGGGGGCATGGGCGCAGGATACCGTCATGATCCAGGGCGTTGAAGTCAGCGGCGACGTGTCGGCGTACGGTGATAACGACGAGACCGGTGGTGTACAGGTGACGTCCAACTGGGCAGACCGACAGGCTTACCGCTTCCAGACCATGACCACATGGGGCGAACTGGAGCAGGAACGCTACGGGCTGGCCCTGCTGCCGTACGTGGCGGAGAAGCAGCGTGCGACCGCGCAGATCATCAATACGGCCATGAACCGCTTCTACTTCTACGGTGTGGAAGGGCTGCGCAACTGGGGCATTCTGAACGAGCCGAATCTGCCTGCACCGCTTGTTCCTCAGGCCAACAGCAACGGTAAAATTATCTGGAAAGATAAGGAAGTCATCGATATCTACAACGATATTCTTGCGCTCTACGGCGACCTGGTGGCCCGTACGAAGGGGATTATCGGTGACGGTATCGACATGGCATCTCCGCTCAAGTTGTGCATGAGCCCGACATCCTCCGTGTACTTCAAGCGTGCGAACGAGATCGTCGGCAACACCGTCGAGAAGATGGTGCGTGAGACGTTCCCGAACATGAAGTTCGAGTTCGCGCCGCAGTACGACACCGATTCCGGCGAGCTGGTACAGATGATCTGCGAGTCTGTCCAGGGACAGGATGTGGGCTACTGCTGCTTCAGTGAGAAGATGCGTAACCATCCTGTCATCACCGGCGCTTCCAGCTGGAAGCAGAAAGTCTCTGCCGCGACCTACGGCACCGTTATCACGCAGCCTATGCTGTTCGCTCAAATGATTGGAGTATAACCCCATGGCGAAAACCGAAACTGTTATCGTCGGCTGCAAGCTGCCGCACGGCCTGAAATTCAACTTTGAAGGCAAAGCGATCGTTCTGAACGGTCTGAACAAGACGGAGATCATCAACGGATTTGGCCTGACCCGCGACGTCCCGTCTGATGCCTGGGCGTGGTTTGAAAAAACCTATAAATCCTCTCGCTTCATCGCCAATGGGCTGGTGTTTGCTGTCACTGACGATGCCTCGGCGCGCTCTGCCGCGACTGAACGGGAAAATAATAAAACCGGGCTGGAGCAGGCGTCGAAGAAGAACAAAGACATCAAGCCGGATAAAGAAGAGGAGTAACCCATGGGTGTTGTGGTCCTGGATATTCCCGGATTTCGCGACCGATACCCTGAGTTTTCAAACGTCACCGACGGCCAGTTAGCCCTTCTGTTCGATTCTGCTACCGACTACCTCGACAACACCAATTTCTCTCTCGTTATCAACCTGGATAAACGCCAGCGCCTTCTTTATTACCTGATGGCGCACCTGGCATATATGCGATATGGCGATAAAGACGGAAACGGGAAGAGCGGGGCGGTTGGGCGCGTGTCGTCGGCTTCGGAAGGCTCGGTCTCGGCATCGTTCGATGTGGGCGGCGTGGAGTTCCGTTACATGTGGTACACCCAGAGCCCTTACGGTATGGACTACTGGCAGGCCACGAAGGTCTACCGCATGGCGAACTATTACCCGGGAGTCTGAATGCGCAAGGTCACAGGGTTTCTGGATAAGGTGGCGAAGCAGCTGCAGAGTACCGAACTGAAGGTGGGCTTTATGGCGGGTGCCACCTATCCGGATGGCACGTCGGTGCCCATGGTGGCAGCCATACAGGAGTACGGCGGCACGATTAAGGTACCGGAGCGTACCCAGGATATTCATTTCAGAATGAATAAAAAAGGTGAGGTCGGACACCGCTTCGTCAAAAAGAAGGTAGCGAACTTCGTGCAGACCGTGACGGTTCCCGCTCATTCCGTCAAAATCCCATCACGTCCGTTCTTCCGCAACGCCATCGCGCAAAACAAAGCCAGGTGGCAGCAGACCATGGTTAAAGGCCTGCTGGCGGGTAAATCCGTCACGCATGTCATGGAGGTGCTGGGGGCGGAAATTCAGGGCGACGTGGTGGAGTCTATCGCCACGCTCACTGAACCGCCGCTCTCAGCGACCACGCTCCGCAACCGTCGCAACCGTCGCGTGCGACCCAACAAGAGCGACAAGCCGCTGGTGGACACCAGAGTGATGATCAACAGCGTGACGTACAGGGTGGATAAGAAATGAACCTTCACAAACTGGTTCGCGGGGCGGTGACCACGGTCAATCCTGATATCGCCGCGGTGATACGGCGTTCTGATGGCACGACCGCGGGCCCCGGGCGGACGCTGGTACCGAAGTATCTTCCTGATGAGCCTGTCACCATCCAGTTGCAGCCGTTGTCTGGCAGTGAGCTCCGACACGCCGAGGGGCTGAATATTCAGGGCTTGCTTAAGTCGGTTCACATCAGCGGCAGCAGTTTTAGCGTGCTGCGCGGGCGTAAGCTTGGCGGGGATTTGCTCATCATCGATGGCGAAACGTGGCTGGTTATTCAGGCGCTGGAACTGTGGCCGGACTGGTGCCGGCTGCTGGTCTGCATGCAGGTGACGGCATGAACAGCATGAGCCTGAGTGATGTGGTGGACGTGCTGGCGGATGTTATCGAACCACTTTCTGGCCCGTGCTGGAAATCTCAGCAGAACCGCGTAGCGATGGAAACCGGTTCGTTCTGCATGCTCACACCGCTGTTCTTCCGCCGCCTTTCAACCACGCGGGAGGTGGCGAACGATACCGGGCATACGTCAACCAGTCGGGTACTGCTGACGGAGGTTCGTCAGGCCGATATTCAGATTGACCTCTATGGTGATGGTGCTGGCGATCGCGCCATTGCGCTGGAGACGTTTTTTCGCTCCTCGCATGCCTGGGAACAGATTAAGGCTCGGGATCCGCATGTGGCTCCACTGTACTGCACGGACGCCATGCAGGCTCCGTTTGTCGATGCTGAGGCGCAGTGGGAGGAGCGTTACATGCTCACACTGTCACTACAGGTGCATATCAGCATCGCGGTTCCTCAGGCATATTTCACCCGCGTTAACTTCAAAACCACACAGGTGGATTCATGAATAAAATTCCTTTATCGCGTGATTTTCGCATCAAACCCGGCGTGGTCAGTGCCGCCGGTACCGCGCTTGATATGTGCGGGCTGCTCTTGTCTGACAGTGAGCTACTGCCTTCCGGGCAGGCGCTGGCCTTCACGGGGGCTGATGCTGTGCTGTCTTACTTTGGTGCAGACAGCGACGAATACCGCGCTGCCACTATTTATTTCCCCGGTTACAGTAACTCAACAGTAACCCCGGCAACGCTGCTGGTGGCGCGATGCGTTACCGATGCAACGGGAGCAGCAGGCTGGTGTCGCTCCGGTAGCTTTAAGGGCGTCACGCTCGATACACTGAAGCTTGTCAACGGTACGATCACCCTGGACGTTGACGGTTCGTCAGTGACCAGCGCCGCTATTGATCTCAGCACGGCGACAAGCTTTTCGTCCGCCGCTACGCTCATTCAGACGGCGATCGGCAGTCAGGTTACAGTCAGCTGGCTGCCGGTACAGCAGTGTTTCGTTATTACCTCGAAAATTCTGGGGGTAGAAAGTGCCGTGGGGCTGGCAACGGGCACCGCGTCTGAAGGGCTTAAGCTGACAGCCGATACTGGTGCCGCAACTTCTGCTGGTGCTGAGCAATCCGACATTCCGTCGCTGATGAATCAGATTATCAACATCAGCCAGGACTGGGTGTTATTCACTACCACGTTCAAACCCGATGAGCCGACGCATATCGCATTCGGTCAGTGGGTGTCGCAGACGGATTACCGTTTCGGCTACGTGATGCACGATGACGCTCAGGCGGCAATTACCCCATCCAGCGAAGACTGCATTGCCTTTAAGGTCACTGTGACCGAAAACTGCGAGAACGTACTGCCGGTCTATGGCGACTACCGGCATGCAATGACCGCGCTGGCGTATATGGCCTCCCTCGACTTCAACCGCCTGAACGGGCGAGTATCGTATAAATATCGCGACTTCTCCGGCGTTGCACCGAACGTTAATGATGGCGATACCGCCGATGCGCTGAAATTCAACGGATACAGCTTCTTTGGCGTGTACGGCTCGAACCGCGTCGTGAAGAACTACACCGCCGACGGCAAAATCAGCGGCAAATTCCTCTGGCTGGATAGTTTTGTATCACAGGTATGGATCAACGCGAATTTGCTGGGGGGCTTTGCTGAGCTCTTTACGCAGAACGAGTCATACCCTTTCAGCGCGGCTGGTTATGCCGCTATCCAGACGGCGGTTATCGACGTCGCGGGGCGGGCGAAAGATTTTGGTGCGATCCGCGCCGGCGTCACCCTCGATAAGGCGCAAATCAAAGTGGTGAATGATGCGGTCGGTCGGGATATTACCTCCACGCTCTTTAGCGATGGCTGGTTTATGTATATCCCGGACCAGAGCGGCAGCTCACGCACCGAGCGCCATCTCGATGGTGCGATTTTCTACTACGTGGACGGCCAGCTTATTCAGAGCATCGCCATGTCCTCCACTGATATCCTGTAACGGAGGTTCTGATGTCCCTGATTGATATCACCAGTGCCAACTCGAAGCTGCACATCGTGGTACCGCAGTATTACCCTGCGGGCTTTGAAGTGGACGACTACGCCGCAGATGACATGTTTGAAGCCGGTGCGTTGCAGAACAAAGAAGACATGATGTCGGCGGATGGCAAATACCACGCGGGCTTCGTCTTCAATCCGTCAGAGTTCACCATCAACCTGATGCCGTCATCCAGTGCGGGCTTTCTGATTGATGACTGGTACGCAGCGGAAAGGGCGGTGATTGCTGCGTTTGGTTGTAACGCCACGCTCATCATTCCCGGCCTGCAGTCGAAATACACATTTACCAACGGCGTGCTGTTTTCCTGGACACTGGTACCGCCGGGTAAGCGCATTCTCCAGCCGCGTCCTGCGGTATTCCATTTTGAAACCTGTGTACGGAGCCCGATGTAATGAGAAAAGAAATCACCTGGCTGGTGGATGACGAAAACCGCGATAAGGGTAAAGAATTTGTTATCACCGAAATGTCTGCGTGGGATGCGGAAGAGCTCGCCGAAGAGGTTATGCGCAGCATGTCGCAGGGCGGCTATTTTGATATCCAGCCTGAGGTTATCCAGATGGGTATCGCCGGGCTGGCGACCATTGGCCTGAGCGTCATTGCCTCAGCCGACCGCGAGACGGCCCGTATGGTAGGGCAGCGTCTGCTGGACTCGGTGGAGATTGTGATCACCCACGAAGGCAAGCAAACCCGGCGTAAGGCGAAGAGCATCGACTTCGAAGAGGTGTCCACTATCCGTCAGCTCAAGGATAAGGCCATGCACCTCAACTTCGATTTTTTAGCCATCGCCGCCGGGTAAAATACCCCTTCGTACAGGCGACTCCGGCACCGGCAAAACTGGTTTCCCCGGTCAACATCTCCCACAACCTTCATATTCTCATATCCACGGGCAGGGCCAGCTATCTGGATCTGCGGGAGCGGCTGTCTGCCCGCGATATGTTCAATCTGCTGGAAGTGGTGATGGTGGAGGCGCATAACGAGGCTGTCTGGCGGCAGTATCACGAGAAAAAACGATGAACGTAAACGTCGAAGAACTGGTTTACCTGGTAAAGCTGCGGGCGGATGACTTCCTGAAAGGGAAGGCCACTATCGATGCCGAACTGGTGAAGCTGGGTAAAAATGTCGGTGAGGCTACGGATTCCCTGGAAGGTGTTGGGGATGCTGCGAGCGCCGCCGGCGACGAACTGGAAAGCGCAGGCAAAAAAGCCACGGATGCGGGCAAAAACTTCAAAGGTGCCGGGGATAAAGTCGAATCTGCCGGCGATGAGTTTGAGTCCACGGGTGAAAAAGCCGAAGGTGCCGGCAAAAAAGTCAGCGGTGCGGGCAAAAAGAGCCGCAAAGCCGGTAAGGATACCGACAGCCTGGGTAAATCGCTGAAACAAAGCGGTAAGGATGCGGCGAAGTTCGGCAAGACCACGGCGAACTCCTTCAGTAAGGTCACCAAATACGCGCTGGAGTTCTTCGGCGTTGCGCTGACGCTGGAGGGAGCCAGGCGCTTCTTCACGGGAATGACAACCGATATTCTGGCGCTGAGTAATGCGGCTTCGTTTATGGATATGCCCATCAAGCAGATGGACGGGTTTCATAAAGCGGCTGAGGCAGCCGGCAGTTCTGTCGCGGTAGTCGATGGCGTCCTGATGAAGATGCAGAACGCTGTTAACTGGAAAAACATGCCGATGGGGGCGCCAGATGCGTCAACGATGGCACTGATGCGCATGGATGCGATGACCGGTAACCGTTTTAAAATCATGGCGCAGAAAAACGCCCAGGCTATGACACTGGCGATGGCTCGCGCACTGCGTTCAATGCCGAAGGCGCAGGCGGAGCAGTTCGCGGGTATGCTCGGTATCGACTCCGGGATGTTTGCCGATATTCGCTCCGGGGCTTTTGAGAAAAACCAGGGCGATTATGCGAAAAAATCCGGCCAGTCCGACGAAAACGCAAAGCGCGCCCGTGAAATCAAAAAGACGCTGATGGATTTGCAGACCACGGCGGAAAGCATCGAGAATGCTATTTATAACACCTTCGGTGATGATGTTAACGAGCTGCTGAAGAAATTCGATGGGGAACTGGAGCATTTCGGTGATTACATCATTGCGCATCACGACGATATTATTGGGTTCTTCAAGGAGGGCTCAAAGGTTGCCCGTGATTTCTCTGATGCGCTGGGAGGTACGAGTAATGCTTTCATTGTATTAGCTGCCGCCTACCTTGCTGCTAAGCGTGGTGGAATTATGGGGCCGCTTGGTCTTGTGGTTGCTGCAGGTGGGCTGAGCGCTTCAGGCAGGATTGATGATCTACGTGAGCAAGCCAGCAAGGATCACAAGAACGTTGGGCAAGAAGCTTACGACAAAATCCACGAACCCAAAACCCCGTTTGATGTTATGGGCTTTCTGGCTAAACACCTTGGTTTAAAAGGGGATGCTGCTGCAACCCCAACGGCGTACAACGCTTATAATACCTGGGGGGGTGAGACCTTTAATGGCGATTATTCCCGAGATCCTGTTGATTCCGATGTGCCACAGCATGCCCAGTCAGTACGCCGACCTCGCAGGGCATCAACTTCAGTAGTGAACACGCTGGCAGACAGCAACAATAACCCCGGTAATTTGCGCCCTGTCGGCGGCGCTGGTTTTCGTGAGTTTGACTCTCTGTCGGATGGTTGGGCTGCAATGAAAAACCAGTTGTTACGCTACTACACTGGTAAAACAACCGGAAAGCGACTGGTAACCATCGGTGATATCGTTCGCACGTGGGCCCCCGCCGCAGATCATAACAAGCCCGAGGTGTATGCAAATAATGTTTCTACATGGATGAAGACCACTCCTGATACCCGGTTAGACTTGACGAACCCGGCGACGATGGCAGCGCTGATGCAGGCAATGGCGAGAATGGAGGGATTTTCTCAATGGAAAAGCCAGCAGGCAATACAGGTGGCTTATGATGGTGCGAGCAGTCAGCGAACCATGAATTACATGGATGAAACCCGCCATTATTACGCCAATGCTGGTACCGCTATGTCTCCCGGTGCTATAGACAACAGTCAGACTTCGGCAACCCACATCAATAACGTCAATGTGAATGGTAGTCCACAGACAGTTGATGAGTTGACGCAGTCTATTCTGGAACAGAGTCGGCGTAGTGGGTTGACCGGTGGTTTTTTAACGGGGGTTTCCTGAATGTATCGCTTTGATTGGATGATTACTCCAAAAATAATCTCTTTTATTTTTTGGTTATGTACTTTTTGTACCGTGATTTGGGTTGTTTTTGGTGTTCAGGATAGCGAAATAGGATTCCCGTTCCGTTGTATTTTGGGCTTTCTGAGTATTGTATCGGTTAGGGTTTTTTTAGAGTTTATTATGGTGGCTTTTAAAAATAACGAATATCTCCGTCGCCTCGTTGAGCTGCAAGAGCAAGACGCCAAACAATAACGATAACGATAACGATAACGAAGCCCGCCATGCGCGGGCTTTTTCTTAGGTTGGCGATTGTTGATCAAGCTGCCGTGGTATGCAGGCGTAACCCGAGAGCGTGCATGACCTTCAGGATTGTACCAAAACTCGGGTTACCCTCGCCGGATAGCGCTTTGTACAGGCTTTCGCGGCCTACACCCGTTTCTTTGGCGAGCTGAGTCATGCCACGGGCGCGGGCGACATTACCCAGCGCTTTAGCGATGAAAGCGGCATCATCACCTGCTTCTTCCATGCAGGCTTCCAGATAGGCGACAATATCTTCATCACTTTTGAGGTGTTCCGCGCTATCCCATTTACGTAGTTTTAGAGTTCCCATATCGGTCTCCTATAGCTGCCGCGCAAGTTCAAGCGCAGCTTTAATATCTTTGGACTGGGTGGATTTATCGCCACCGGCGAGCAAAACCACAATCTCCATGCCTTGTTGGACGAAGTAAACCCGATAACCAGGGCCGTAATGAATGCGCATTTCTGATACGCCTTCACCTACGGGTTCGCAGTCGCCAAAATTTCCGCCTTCCGCGCGGTCGATACGGGCCTGAATGCGCTTCCTGGCTTGACGATCCCGTAGCTGTGCAAACCAGTCGTCGAACTCTTCGGTGGTATAAATAATCTTCATGCTGTGATTGTAGAAAATAGGATACATAAACGCAAGGTATAATGTTTCAATTTTCACCCCGAGCAATTGCCGCGTGGTGTTTTTTCTGAGGTATTCATGAGTGTTCTCAACGTCAACACTAACGCGATATTTAGCGCGCTGGGTGGTGCGTCTCCATTATCCATCATCAACAGCGTGCTCCATCCCTCCTACTCGATACGCAAATCCGGTACCGCCGAAATCGCGCTGGAGTTTAGCGGGTTGGCTTCAATTCAGCCGTCAGGCTCCGCGACGATTACGACAGCGCCCGTTGAGCAGGGCAAATACCAGTCCATCAACAAAGTGCTGCGGCCTGGCCGGGTTATCGCCGAGATCGTGATTGATGGACTTACTGGCTTTAGCGGCGTAGTTCCGAACATCTTTGACCTGACGCTTATCAGTCAGTCCGCGACGCTGGATACCATCAAAAAAATGCTGGTGGCGACAGCGCTGTACGACATCGACACCCCGAAGGATACCTATACCGGGTATGACCTGATTGATTATGCCTATTCTGTCAGCAGTACGCGGGGTGTCACTATGCTGGTGGTGCACCTGGTATTTCAGGAGGTGATACAGGTAGCGGAAGTGTCGTTGAGTAGTGCGGCCACAAGTACTTGCCCCGTCAACGATGCCAGCAGCAGTTCCTCTACAGGAACCAGCAGCCAGCAAACTACCGGCGGAACGCAGGGTAGCACGCTGGATGATTTATCCCAGGCGTGGGGGCGTCTGAAAGATGATATCGGCGAAGCGACTGATGGTGTGTCGGCAAGTTTTACCTCGGCAATGAGTACCGTGAATATGGCGCTACAGGATGCCGGCAGTTCAGCCAGCGAAAAAATGAAAAATCTGGTGACATCTATCAGTAAGGCGGTGACCTGATGCTTGAACTATCGCTGGAGAAGCTTAAAGCGCAGTCGTTCAGCGTCAGTCTGGATAACCAGCGCTGCGATATCCGACTGACGCAGTACAGTAGCTTCCTTTATATGGATCTGACTGTTGACGGTCGCCCGGTTATGCAGGGCGTGCCGTGTCTCAACAACAATCGCATGGTGCGTTATGCCTGGCTGGGTTTTCGTGGTGAGTTATTTTTTTCTGACCTTGAGGGGAACAGCGATCCGCGCTGGGAGGGGCTGGGCGAACGCTACCGACTCTGGTATCTGAGCGAGGAAGAAAATGTACGGTAAAAAAGAACTCAGTTTTGTCTTCACCGGGGATGCCGGGACGTTTGACAATAAAGGGACGGACAAAATCACCATTGGTAATATCCGCGCGTCGGCGAAACTGATGGCATCCGGTAATTATAGCGGTTTTACGGCTGAGATAGCCCTGTATGGCCTGAGTGCCGAACTGCTGTCTATGTTGTCCACCAAAGGCACAATTGGCGCGATGGAAGAAAGCCCCGGTGCGGTTGAGGTGGAGATCTACAGCGGAAAGACGCAGTTGTTTCGCGGCGGGATCTGGGCGGCCTACGCCAACATGAACGCCATGCCGGAAAGTTCCCTGATGTTTAACGCGGTGGCAGGGTTGTCATTGAGAACAAACGCAACGTTGGCCTTCTCACAGGCGGGGCCAGTCGATTTGGCGGATATGCTTTCTGCCATTGCACGCGCTGCCGGGATGGGCTACCGGATGGTTGGCGTGAAGGGCACGATCAATAACCCGCACTTCACCGGTAGTGCCATGCAGCAGATCATCGATATTTGCAGCGATTACCAACTGGCCTATCAGATCGTGGCTAACGTGCTAATCGTCTGGCCGCAGAACGGCACCATGGACGACGTAGCGCCCTACGTATCACCGGAAACCGGCTTGGTGGGTTATCCGGTATTCAGCCAGAGCGGGATTATGTTCCAGACCACTTTCTCACCTTTGCTCTCCGCGGGTCGCGCTGTTGAGCTGAAGACATCTCTACCCAATGCCAGCGGTCGCTACATTCTGACCACGGTCGAGCACATGCTGACGACGTGGACGGAAGGGGGGAGCTGGCACTCAATTTGCCAGGGATTCAGGATAAGCAATGAATAAATATAGCCAGGCAGGAAATCAGGGGTCAGATGCTAATGCACTGGCCTTTTCTTTTGCCCGTCTTCTGGCGGGGAAGCACTTCATCAAACTGGTGGAGGTTCAGGCGGTCCGTGGTAAAGCGCCAAACCTATTTGTAGATGTGCTGCCGCTGGTGGCGACGGTGGATGCTGACGGTCAACAAGTGGGTAGCGTCACGGTTTATAACATCCCGGTCTGGCGGCTGCAGCGCGGCAACAGCGCCATCATTATGGACCCGGTGCCGGGTGATATAGGACTTATTGTCGTCAGCGACCAGGATGTTTCTGTCGCCCGTGAACGGCGCGCCGTCTCTGTACCGGGGAGTCGCCGCACGCATTCTCTCACCGACGGTTTTTACCTTGGCGGGGTGCTGAACATGTCACCAACGCAGTACATCGAGTTCGCCGACAACGTGCTGCGGGTGATCACTCCCAATCCACTGACGGTGGAATGCCAAAGTGCCGAGGTCAACGCGACCGACAGCGCTACGCTGAACACAAAAAAAGCGACGATTAACGCCAGCGAAGAAATCGACGCGAATACGCCGACGCTGAAGGTCTCCGGCGACATCGAGGCAGGTGGCAACATCACCGACAACGCTGGCGGTAATAAGAAGACCCTGAAAGATTTGCGTGAGGCTTATGACGGGCATCACCACAAGGTTAAAAATGTGCAGGGCGGCGGCAGCTCGGTCACCAGTGAGACGCCGGATAATGAGGTGTAATGATGGCAAAGACTCTGTATCTGGATCCTGATACATGGGATTTACAGCTTGATGGTAATGGCGATCTGCGTATCGCCACCGGCCCGCTGGCGATAGCTCAGGATGTGGCGAGCGCCTGCCTGACGTTTTCGGGCGAGGTATGGTTTAACAACACACTCGGCGTGCCGTGGAAAGAAGAAGTCCTGGGCATGAGACCACCGCCTGGGTTGATTCAGAGCCGTATGGCAGCAGAGGCGATGCGTATTGAAGGTGTGGTGGATGCTCAGGCGTTGCTTATTACCGATCGTAAAACACGGCAGACGCGCGGCATCATCACGACGACAGATAATCATGGACATAAAACAGAGGTGACACTGTGACAACACTCAGAACGGCAGTCCCCGGCGTCACCATTACCGAGACCGGGCTGCTGGTACCGGAAATTGCCGATGTGCTGGCGGGGCGACTGACAGACCTCGATTTAGCGCTGGGGGGCGGAATGAATAAGTCCCTGACCTCTCCTCAGGGACAGATCGCATCTTCGGATGCGGAAATCATCGCCGAGATGCAGGATAAGTTGCTCTGCCTTTTTAACCAGATGAACCCGGATTTTTCAACGGGGCGATTCCAGGACGGTATCGGGCGTATTTATTTCATGGACCGAATCCCCGGTCGCGGCACGCTGGTGACGGCACAATGCAGCGGTGCGGTTGGGGCTGTGATTCCGTCCGGCAGTATGGCAGTAGACAAGCAGGGCTATCAGTATCTATCAGTCAACGAAGAAGTCATTGGGCCTTCTGGTGTGGTGGATGTGGTATTCCAGAATTTAGTTAACGGGCCGATCGCCTGTGGTAGCAATGAGCTCACGCAGATTTACCGCGCTGTTCCGGGCTGGGATTCGGTAACAAATGCCGCACCTGGCGTACAGGGGAACGACGTGGAGAGCAGAGCGGCATTTGAAACGCGCCGGCAGCAGTCGGTGTCCCGTAACGCGAAAAATACAGATGCCGCTGTGATGGCTGCCGTACTGGACGTTCCCGGCGTGGTGGATGCATGGGTATGGTCAAACCGCGATTCAGTGGTCGTGGTTAAGGGGGAGACGGCGTACCCGGTAAAACCGAAATCCATTTTTATCAGCGTCTACGGCGGTGCCAATGATGCCGTTGCGCAGGCTATTCTCTCGCGTGCATTTCCGGGCGTGGATTTTAACGGCGATATCAGCGTTACCGTGGAACAGCGGGATGGTTATGAGTCGCCATATCCCACTTACGTCGTCGGCTGGCTCAGAGCAGTACTGACCCGGGTTTACTTCACCGTTAATGTCCAGAACTCTGACACACTACCCTCCGACGCGGAAACAGAAATCCGTAAAGCGGTGCAGGCAACATTTAACGGCGAAGATGGTCGTAACCCGCGCGCACGTATCGGCAGTCTGATTGGTGTGGGGCGCTACTACCCCTCCGTGACTGCGCTGGGTGATATCAATGTCACGTCCATCAGTGTTTCACTCGACGGCCTTACCTGGCAAACCGGCGTCACGATGGGAATCGACCAGATGCCCACCCTGCAGGATTCCGATATTGCTGTGGTGATCGCATGACGTATGAAAAAACTGTACAGGTGCAGTATGCGGCAAGCCCCGGTATTAACGGCATTATTGAGAGCTTTGAAGCGGCGGAAGGCCTAGATGAGTTTACGGAAGAGTTTTTCACCCGCGTCTGGAATATTGATACTTGCGAAACGTTTGGGCTGGATATATGGGGAAAGATCGTCGGCATATCCCGCACGATGCGTGTTGATTATGAACCTGATTATTTCGGCTTCCGTGAGGCGAGAAACCCGACCACTCCGAATTATTCCATGCCTTTTAATCAGGCTCCGTTCTACCGTGGTGAGCCGCTGAGTGGTGTGGTCAGGCTGGAGAACGAGCCCTACCGCCGTCTGATTAAAGCCAAAGCTTTCACCAATATCACCGATGCTACCATTCCCGAAATTAACCGCTTTCTGACCATGCTGTTTGATGGGCTGGGGAAGGTGTACTGCACCAGTGGTCGGGATATGACGATGAGCATCGTTTTTGAGTTTGTGCCGTCATTATCGGATGTCGCCATTATCCAGAATCCCGACGTGATGCCGGTGCCGTCCGGCGTGAGCGTCAGCATAATTATTGATGTACAGGAGCAATAATGAAACGAAGTGATGTGCCGACGAAGCACGCGCTACCCTTTGCGCTGAACGGGTCACGAAATGCCATCCCCGAAAACGGCACCGCAGCGGGTGCGGCATCGCTGACGAAAGGCTTTCCTGATGAGACCATGACCCCAATTATTGCCGGTGGTACCCCTCCGGATGGTAAGGACATGAACGGTGTGCTGCATGAACTATCGGCAATGGGGCGCTGGGCGAATGCCGGTGCCGAATACAGTTACGATGAGGCATTCAGCACCTCTATTGGCGGTTATCCTCGGGGTGCCCGCCTGCTGGGGTCTGATGGGGTAACGATGTTTGTCTCAATGCTGGACGACAACAGTACGGATCCAGAAGTGATCTCTGCCGCATGGGAAGGTTACAACCCTGGGCGTAGTGGCATTGCACTGACAGCCGGAATTCGTACCCTGACGGCACTGGAGGCAGCATCCAGCGTTATTGTGCTCACCGGTACGCTGACCGGTAATGTGCAACTGGTCTTTCCGGTCTGGGTTCGTGAGTGGGATGTTATCAATCTTACCACGGGAGCATTTACCGTTACCTGCCGGACTGGTAGTGGTGGCGTTACTGCTGACGAAGGGTTTGTGACGCGTCTGTATGGAGATGGCAATATCCTTAATACGTGGGCGGAGATGGATGTTGAAGGGATGGTCAAAACCGTTAATGACCACAAACCCGACGAACACGGTAACGTAACGGTGACCGCCGCAGACACTGGCGCGCTGCCACTGAACAAAACCGCACTGGCGGTTGACCTGAATACTCTCGGGACAAACGCCAGTGCAGGCGTTTACTTCCAGCCGGTGACTGGCAACGCCACGGCAGGGAGTCATTACCCGATAAACGAAGCCGGTACCATGGTGATTACTCCCAGTGCTTATGGCTGCCAGCAGGAATATACCTCA